GACGAGTACAACGACAAGCTCAAGGCGCTGGAAGCTAACCATGCCGCGATGACCCAGCAGCTGCAACGCAACTACGCCGACCTCCAGGCCGCCCAGGGTAACTGGGTCAACGGGGCGACGTCGGCGTTCGCTGATTACATCGACTCCGCCAGGGACGTCGCGGGTCAGACCTACGAACTGTTTAGTAACGCCTTCTCCGGTCTGGAGGATGCCGTCGTTACCTTTGTGACGACTGGCAAGGCCTCGCTGGATGACTTCGTCCGCACCATGATTGGCGACCTGGCCAGGATGGCGACCCGCCAGCTAGGGGCATCTCTGCTTTCCGGGTTTGGCCTGGGCGGTGGTACCGATGGCGGCGCCCAGGGGCTGACGGTCGGCGCCTCGGCCGTATCCGCCTCGGCCGGCGCCCTGGCGACTGCTGGCGGCACGCTCCTGAGCGGCGCCGCCGCTATCCAGGCCGCTGCCGCTTCGCTGGCCGCCGCCAATGGTGTCAGTGGGGTGAGCGGCGCTGCGGGAGCTGCCGGGGCCGCTGGAGTGGCTGGTGGCGGGAGTGGCTGGTTGTCTTCGATCACCAGCATTTTCGGCTTCGCGGGTGGCGGCCAGGTCCAGGGACCAGGCACACCCACCAGCGACAGCATACCGGCCTGGCTATCCAACAATGAGGTCGTAATCCGGTCGGCATCCGCCATGCAGCCAGGGCTTACTCCGCTGCTGCTGGACATCAACCAACGCGGATGGGCTGCGCTCCATGACTGGGCGGGAGCCGTCCGCCACGCTACCGGGGGCGTCGCCGGCATTCCCGCGCCATCCCTGCCACGCCCAAGCATGGGCGCCGCTCAGATACAGGAACCGTCCAAGAACTTCAGTACCTCGGTCTCCAACGCGGTCCACCTCCATGCTGTTCAAGACCCCGACCAGGTGGCGGCCGACATGTGGGCCGGCAAGGGCGGCGACCATTACATCGTCTGGCTGAACAAGAACCGCCAGGCCGTCAAGCAAATACTCGGAAACTAGGAATCCATGGCTACTGAAATCGGCACTGCAACGAACCATGCTGACCTGGTCGAGCGCCTCGTCCAGTTCCTCACCGCGAACCCAGACCTGGTCGCGGCTGGGCAGGCCTACGAGAAGGTTTTCGACAACACCATCCCCGCGTCCGGCACGGCCATCGCCGTGCGCCAGGTGACCCTGCGCGCCCCTGGCCTGGGCGGCACCGATAGCATCTACATGGGGATTCAGAGCTACGGCGATACCGCCCTGGACTACTACAACCTTCGCCTGATGGGCGGCACGGCGTTCAATCCTGGAGCAATCCCGCCTGGCGGCGACTACTGGACCGCGTTTGCTAACTACAGCCCGCGGGTTCAGGCGCTGCTGTGGAATCAGCCCTTGCCGTACTGGTTCTTCGCCAACGGCCGACGCTTCTGGATCGTCGTGAAAGTCTCGACGATCTACGAGTCGGCCGGCGCCGGCTTCATCCTGCCACCCTGTCCGCCGTCGCAGTATCCGTACCCGCTTGCCGTCGTGGGCTCCTACCGTGGTGACGTTGCAACTCGCTGGTCAGACGTCAGCGACCGGCACCGAGGCATCAGCAGCCCCTACGAGCGAAGCTGCTATCTCCGCGATCCCGCCGGGCGCTGGCTCGGTTTCACTGTAGACGGAGGGGCTGCCAACGAGTCCGACTACAACAATCGGACGCTCCTCCCGCTGGGCTGCGGCCGTTATGCGGGCAGCAGTGACACCGTGGTCAAACAACTGCGGGATTCATTCGGGAAGTTCCCGCTCAAGGCGCTGTCGTTCGTCACCCGCGAAACCGAGGGTCGCCGAAACCTGGGCGACTTCGACGGCGCTTTCTACGTGCCAACGCTCAACTCCGGCGCCGAGGACGTGATTGTCGAGGACGGAGTGGACCACGTTGTTTTCCAAACCGCCTGGCGCTCGGGCAACCCCTGGCTCTACGCGATCAGGAAGGACTGACATGGCCTATTTCACAGGAACAGCGAACAACCCGGCCGACTTGCTCGCCAAGGTGCGCGTCCACGCCGAGTCGCTCGGCTGGGTCACCGACCGCGCCTCGGCATCGGAATGGCTTTGTCACAACGCTGATGGGTACTGGTCATTCAATGCCGGAGCCAATCAGTTCCAGATGGCGGGCAATACGGGGTTCGATAACAGCCTGGCGTGGAACGCGCAGCCCGGTAACTCGGTGCAGAACAACCCTTATTCGTCGAAGGGGCCGACCGTCGCACAGCTGAGCGGTGGGCCGTTCACGCGCTACCACCTGTTTGCCACGGCGGCTTATCTGCACCTGCACGTCGAGATTGCGGCCGGTCAGTTCCGGCCGGTGATGATTGGCTCGCTCAACAAGCGCGGAGTCGAATACAGCGGCGGCCAGTACGTATGCGGCTCCGTAATCTATCAGGCGGGCCAGATGCTGACATCGAGCTGGTCCTGTCATCCGTTCGACGGCTATCACGTTCGCTATAGCGACGGTGGTTGCGTACTGCGTGTGGATGGCCTGGATGGCGGCCCCTCGCCCGACTGGCTGCCATTCGACTACACGACGAACATCCCCCGGCGGGTCATCGGGCCAGGCCGTGGAAACTACAGAAGTCAGTACCATCCTGACGTCGGACTGATCGACGCCAGCGCAAACGAGCTGAACAGCTCGACCACCACTGTGCCGTGCGCCATCTATGCGTTCGGCGCTCAGCAGCGCTCGCGCTACGTGGGCGAAGTGCCGGACTTTGGCATATGCAACATGGCCTTCCTCGCGCCTGGTGATCCGCTTGTCGTCGGTAGCGACACTTGGCGCGTCTATCCGTTGCTCCAACGCGGAACCGCTACCGACTTCGACAGCACCAGCGCCTGGGTCGGCTATTGCTTCCGGGTGGTCGAGTGATGGCGACGTTTCCGGGGTTCCAGGTGCCGAAGCCTGTGGAGGGGATCGTTGCTGGCATCACGCCGAATATCGACGCCCTGGAGCTGAACCAGGACATCAGCCTTGCAGCGGTCGCGGCCTCGACCTGGGGCGGCGCTTATGGGGCGCATCAGCCGGTAGAGGTGATCCATTCGACCTACCAGGCTGTCCACCAAAGCGCTCTGGAAGAGAACTACTACAACCGCCTCTGGTTGATTCCGACCGCAATGGAACTGGGCAACGTCGTCAGCACCCAGATACGACCGGCATCAGTCTGGAACGCATATTTCAGTCCGCGCACGCTGACCGCAATCGACCGCGAAGCCGCAGACGGCATCACGCTGTCTGGCCAGGCGTCGCCGCCGCTGGGTTTCGCCGCCCTGGAGGAACGCACCTGGACCGTCAGCATTGGCACGGACGGCCCGCCCGTCGTCAATGCGAGGATCGTCTGGAGACTCCAGGGCGAGCCGAACCTGGTCCTGGTCATCACTGGCAATCGCATCATCGCCTGGACGTTCGCACCGGACTGGGGCGACAGCATCGTCGAACGCCTGAGCGCATCGACAAATATCCTGCAAAGCGAATCGGCCGTGACCCAGCGCCGAGCCATGCGCCTGGCGCCGCGCCGAGAGTTCGACGCGAACATGTACGCGGTGGATCGCGAGCGGCAGCTGCTGGACATGACGCTGTTCGGCTGGGGCGCGCGCATTTGGGCGCTGCCGATCTGGCCTGATATCCAGCTGCTCCACCAGCCGCTGGCGGCCGGGTCGCTGGGCATTCCGTGCGACACGGCCGGCCTCGACTTCCGCGACGGCGGTCTAGCGATGCTGCGCGGTGAGGACGCTTTTACTTATGAGGTCGTCGAGGTCAAGACGGTGACCGCCAGCGGCCTGGACCTGGTCCGGCCCGTCCAGGCTGCCTGGAGAACTGGCTCCCGGTTGTACCCGGTACGCACCGCGCAGCTGACCGAGCAGCCCACGCTGACCCGGCTGACCGATACCGCGCAGTCTGCGCGGGTGTCGTTCCTGGTGATGGAACCCAGCAGTTGGCCCGAGGTGATGCCGGCGACGATGTACCGGGGGCGTCCTGTCCTGGAACAGCGCCCGGACGAAAGCGAAGACCTCACCTCCAGCTATCAGCGCCTGCTGTCCACCCTGGACAACGGCAGCGCGATTCCCCGCGTGACCGACGTCGCCGGCATGGCGCTGCCCGTCATCGGCCATCGCTGGATCGGTATGGGCCGAGCCGAGCGGTCGGCGTTCCGTAGCCTGGTCTATGCGCTGCGCGGCCAGCAGAAGCCGCTATGGGTGCCGACCCACGCCGACGACCTGACCCTAGTCGCCACCGTCTCGCAGCTGTCCACCGCGCTGGACGTGCGCAATATCGGCTATGCCCGTTTCGCCAACGGCCGGCCGGGCCGTCGCGATATCCGCATCGAGCTATACGACGGCACGGTCTATCACCGCCGCATCCTCACCAGCACAGAGCTGGACGCCGACACCGAGCGCTTGGCCATCGATGCCGCCCTGGGCCGGCTGGTCGAGCCTGGTGACGTGGCGCGCATTTGTTTCATGGCGCTCTGTAGCGCCGCCACCGACGTGGTCGAGATCGAGCACGTCACTGATAGCGAGGGCGTAGCAACTGCCGCCCTGACGTTCAAAGGGGTTCGTGACGATGAGTTTTAACAGCCGCGAAAGCTCGCTCGCGGATGGGCAGCCGGTGCGGCTGTACCAGTTCAGCCGTGGAGCCATCCGCTGGAGCTACAACAGCAGCGACCGGGACATCACTTATCAAAACCAGATTTTCCGCACCGTGCCGGGCGGCATCATCGACAACGGGATCATCTGTTCCGGCGATCCGCAGTCCGACCAGTTCGTCATCACCGCGCCGGCCGACCTCGACGTCGCGCTGCTGTACAAGTCCCGGTCGCCGAGCGGTGCCATCGACCTGGTCGTCTACGACATGCACTACGGCGACACCGAGGCAGCGGTTTCCTGGGTGGGCCAGATTGGCGATGTGGACTGGCCGACCGTGGATAGCTGCCGCATAACGTGCGTGTCAGAAGACGAACTGATGGACCAGCCCGGCTTGATCGACACCTACTGCCGCACCTGCACGGCAGTCGTTGGCGACCATCGCTGCAAGGTCAACCTCGTTCCGTATCGCGTGACGCTGACGCCGCAGAGCATCAGCGGCTGGGTGATCTCCAGCGGCGTGGTCGCCGGCTATGTCGATGGCTGGTTTACCGGGGGCTACGTCGAGTGGCAAGTGGACGGCGACAACTACGATAGCCGCTACATCGAGCGGCACGCCGGACCCGATCTTTACATCCTGGGCGGCACCGAGGGCATTCCGGCAGGTGGCCAACTGCGGGTTTATCCAGGTTGCGACGGGCTCGCGCAGACCTGCGACGACAAATTCAGCAACCTCCCCAACTTCAGGGGGTTTAACGCGATGCAAGGCAAGTCGCCATTCGATGGCGACCAGGTCTGGTGAGGTAGGCCATGGACCCGATCACAATCAATCTCGTCATCCTGGCGGCGTCGTTCATCCTATCCAAGGTCTTGGCACCGAAGCCGCAGAAGCCCAAGCCGACCGCCTTTGAAGACATCGATTTCCCGCGCTGCGACGAGGGTGACGAACAGGTCGCCGTCTTCGGTCAGTGCTGGTCGAAGAGCTGGATGGTGCTGACCGTGGGCAACTACAGAACGAAGGCGATTAAGACCAAAGGGAGCAAGAAATGATCGTTACGGCTCAGCACCTGCATACCGTGCCGACCTGGACCACTCGGCAGGGCTACTGCCACCGGCAGGCGCGGGACTTCTTCAAGCGCCATGGCCTGGATTGGATGGCGTTCCTACGGGACGGCATCGAGGCCGACGTGCTAGTCGCGACCGGCGACGCGCTCGCGCTCAAGCTGGTTGAGCACGCATGCCAGGAGGTAGCCGATGGGCGCTAAACCGAAGGCACAGACGGTCGGGTTCGAGTACTTTTTTGACATCCATTTCGCCCTGGGTAAGAAGATCGACGAGGTCTGTGCAATCCGGGCAAGCGGCAAGACCGCATGGAAGGGCTCGATCACCAGTAACGGCCAGGTTCGCATCAATGCGCCGGACCTCTTCGGCGGGAAGAAGGGCGAAGGCGGGCTCGACGGAACGCTTGACGTGCTGTTTGGCGAGGAGGACCAGGGCGTCCTGCCGCGCCTGGCGGCGATGCTCGGCGGCCTGGTACCGGCGTTCCGGGGCGTCACCACGTGCTTCTATTCCGGCCTGGTCACCGCCATGAACCCCTACCCGAAGACCTGGGAGATTCTGCGCCGAGGCGGCAACCGCCTGTGGGACGGCAACCCCTGGTATCCCGAAAAGCAATTTATCTGGCTCGCGGACGGTCAGATCAAGGCGATGAATCCGGCGCATATCCTCTATCTCGTCTACACCGGCCGGGACTTCCGGGGGCTGGCCCGCACGCGGATGGACGAGGCGAGCTGGCGGGCCGCTGCCGACAAGCTGTATGCCGAGGGTTTCGGGCTGTGCTTTGAATGGACCAGGTCCGACACGTTCTCAAACTTCTGCGAGACGGTGAAATCGCATATCGGCGCCGAGGTTTACCCGAACCGACAGACCGGACAAATCAGCATCCGCCTCCTGCGGGACGACTACAGCGTTGCAGACTTGCCGCTGTTCGACGAGGACAGCGGCCTCCTGGAGATCACCCAGGAGAAGACCGGCTCGACCTCGCTCGCGCCGAGCCAGCTTATCGTCAAGTACATCGACCAGACCGACGGCGCGCAGCGCCAGGTCATCGTCAACAACAACGCGGTCGCCGCTTCGCAGGGGCGGCGGTCGTCCGAGGAAGTCGAGTTCCTGGGCGTGCCGACTGGCGAGCTGGCCGGGCGAGTCGGGGAGCGGGAAATGCGTCTGAAGACAACCGGTCTGAAGCGCTATAAAGGCGTATTCGACCGCCGCGCCCGTAGCCTGAACCCTGGCCAGCCGTTCCGCATCCGTTCGACCCGGCGCGGCATCCCTGAAACCGTCGTCCGGGTCGGCCGGATCGAGGACAACTTCCTCGGCGACGGCAAGATCACCCTGACCGTCGTCCAGGACCAGTTCAATCTGCCGGCGACTACCGGCGTGGCACCACCGCCACCAGGCTGGACCCCGCCCGACCGGACGCCTCGGGCGGTCACCGTGCGGCGTCTGATCGAGGCGCCATATCGCGAACTGGCCGGCGTGATCGATCCGGCGAATCTCCAGCTCCTGGACGTGTCCGCCTCGTATCTTGCCGCCTTGGCCGAGGCGCCGACGAGCCTGTCGCAGAGCTACACCTTGACCGACCGCGTCGGCAGTTCTGGCGCGTTCGTTGATCGCGGAACCGGCGACTGGTGCCCGACCGGACTACTCGCCGCCGAGCTGCCGCTGGCGGCCGGCCCGAACGTCGTCACGTTGACGAACGCCACCCGGCTGGAGGACGTCACTGTCGGCCAGGCCGCTGTGGTGGACGACGAGATAGTCCGGGTCGATGCCGTCAACTATGCCAGTGGCACCGTCACCCTGGCGCGCGGCTGCGCCGATACCGTGCCGGCCAAGCACTTGGCCGGGGCTCGGGTCTGGTTCTACGACACGTTCGAAGCGGTGGACGAGACGGTATACAGCCAGGGCGTGACGCTCCAGGCCCGGCTGCTGACCAACACCAGCGAGGGCCAGCTCGCCCCGGCGCTGGCCGCTACCGACAGCCTGACGCTGACCGGGCGCCAAGGTAAGCCATACCCGCCCGGCCAGTTCCGCATCAACGGCAGCGCGTACCCAACGAAGGTCTACGGGGCGCTGTCGGTGAGCTGGGCGAAGCGCGACCGGATCGGCCAGGCCGACCAATTGATCGATACCACTGTCGGCAACATCGGGCCCGAAGATGGGGCGACGGTGACGCTCCAGGTCTACAGCGGCACGACGCTGAAGCGCACCTATGCCGGCCTCACCAGCAGCAGTTGGTCCTATCCACTCGCCGAGGATATGGCGGATGGCCCGCTCCAGGACATGCGCCTTGTCCTGCGCAGTGTCCGCGACGGCATCAACTCTTGGCAGCAGCACGACATCACGATTGATCGCCACGGCCTCGGTTTCCGGCTGGGCGAAGAGCTTGGAGGCGTTTCCGCATGAGTCTTACCATGGGGCCGAACACTGGCCTACTGATCAACGGCGCACCCGGTGAGGGGCATTACAGCGAACTGATCCGCATGTTGCGCTGGGATGACTTCCTGCGCCAACCGGTCGTCAAGGGGCGCGTCGCCACACTGCCCACAACCGGCCAGGCCGAGGGGGACACGTACATTTTCACTGGCTCCGGCTCCAATCAGAACCGCCTAGCGCGCTGGTGGGCAACGGGCGCCACCACGGCAATTTGGGAGTACATGCCGCCACGGCTGGGCTGGCGTGTCCAGGTCGCAAACGAGACGACGCCGAGCGGGCAGGTCAAGACGTATGAGTTCGGGGCCGATGGCTGGACGGAACTGGTGGGCGGTATGTCGGACGCGCCCAGCGACGGTAGCAACTACGCACGCAACAACGGGACGTGGGGGAAGCTGGGAACCGCTGCCGGAGCAGACCTCAACGGCATGCCGTTCCTCAATCTGATGCCCGATAGCGGGCGGTACGCAGGCAGTATCAACCCGCTAATCCTGCGATTCACTGAGGCTTTTTCCAGTACGTTCCTGACGCCATGGAATGGCGCGTCAATCGCTGACGGCGGAAAGTACATCTACGACAACACCACAAACGGCGGGACGGCTGGCAATCTGAATCAACGTGTCCAGGACTTGCTGGTGGCGATGGGGCGGTCCAGTGGCAGCTTGGCGCGCTATGGCGTGGAGTTCTATACCGCTGTGCTGACCGCTGGCCCCAACGCAACGACCGGTTCTACGGGCGCCGACGGCACGACCCGTTATCTCCAGATGACGAACTCGTCGAGGGCGCTCTTCATCGCCAACGGCTGGTGTACTGCGGTTCTTTGGATACGCGCGGAGGCCGGATCGCTTCACTTCATGCCGGCAACGGCCCCGACGACTGACTACAAGATATGGCTGAATGGTGCGCCTGTACTGCCGGGGCAGGTGCTGACCCCGGCCGATGGATGGAAGCACGTCAGGATTTCCAAAAAGAGCGCGCAGGGCTACGACAACGGCTTCCCGTTCCTCTATATGTCGCTGGGCGCCAGTGCAGCTATGGCCTGTCCGGCATTCTTCGGCGGCCTGGTCGATCCCGGCATCCACGTCGCGCCTATTGCAACCGTCAACTCACAGAGCGCATGACAATGACGAAACGAGTTCTATTGAAAGGCGAGTTCTTCGCAGAGTGGGCCGGCTCGCTGGACGAGGCCGCCGCACTCGCTGGCGTCCCGGTCGGCGACCTGGCGTTCCATCCCGACGACCTCCTGGCCGAAGTCCAGGAGTTACGCCGCCAGGCCTATCGCACCGAGTCCGACCCGCTGCGCCTGGAGGCCGAGTTTGACGCCATAGCCGCTGGCACCGAGCCGGACCTGGAGGCATGGGTCGCGGCCGTGCAGGCGATCAAAGAACGCTATCCGCTCCCCCAGTCCTAAGCGTTTTGATAATTGTGACCAACGTCGCCTTTTTGCTACGGTCCCTAGCTGATGTGCGGAGTAGATAGGGATGTTGGTATGGACGAGGTGCTTAGACGGAGGCTGCGGGCGGAGCTGCTGGAGGTGGGGTTTCTCAACCAGTGCTGCCTTGATCTGATGGAAGCGATGGAGGCCGAGTTCAGCCTCACCGAGGACCAACGTGAATGCATCGAGCAGCTCGGCCGATTCCTGCGGGAGGGCATCGGCAAGCTGACCGCTCTGTCTGAGCGGGTAGCCGATGGCGATATCGTCGTGCTGTGCTGATCTTTTGAAATTCTTTTGCCGCTGGCGAAACGGTTAGGGCGCGTCATTTATTGCGCAAATCCGCGCCAAATTTCGCGCCGCGCTACAGGGCGATGCCGAGACTTAGTCGCGCAACAGCTCCGCAGGCACCTCGCTGCGCAACATCAACTGGCACTGCTGGCTCTCCGGGTCGAACAGGATCACCGCCTCGCCCCGCCGCAAGGCATGCCGGGCGCGTTCTACACGCACGTCCAGCGGGGTCTCGTCGCCATTGTCGGTGCCTTCGCGGGTGACGAAGTCTTCCAGCAGGTTGTTCAGGGTGTCGGCTTCGAGCAGGTCGTGGGGGATCAGCATTGGCGGTACTCCGGTATGGCGGCGAATGCTAGCGCGACGCATCGCGCACTGTCATGCCTGTCGCGAAGGCTGGCCGAGCAGGCGTTCGAGGGTGGCATAGAGTTCCGCCCGGTCCACCGGCTTGCCGAGGTAGGCGTCCATGCCGGCCTCGATTCCGGCCCGGCGGTGTTCGTCGAGGATGTGCGCGGTCAGGGCAACGATCGGTACGCGCGGCCAGCCCTGGGCACGCTCCTCCCGTCGGATCAGGCGGGTCGCCTCGAAGCCGTCCATTTCCGGCATCTCGCCATCCATCAGGATCAACTGGATGCCGTTCGGATCGCGCAGGTACTCGTCCAGCGCGAGCCGTCCGTTGCCGGCCAGGCGCACCGCGTAGCCGCGCTTGGCGAGGAAGCCGCGCACCACCAGCTGGTTCACCGGGTTGTCCTCGGCGACCAGGATGCATGGGGCGTCCGGGCGTTCGTCCGGGGCCGCCTCGCTGCTCCGCCCTGGCTGTCGGCGCCGCTCCCGGTACAGTTCCAGCAGGGCTTCGCGCAGGGCCTTCACCGCCACCGGCTGGGCCAGGGCCAGCAGGCGCAGGCCTTCGTGCGGCGGCAGGTCCTGGCAGTGCTGCGGCGGGCATAGCAGGAGGATGCGCTGGCCTTGCTCCAGTTGCGCATAGAGGGTGTCCAGCCAGATCGACGGCGGCCCCGGCCAGGGCGCCGCCAGGACCAGCAGGGGCGGTGCGCTGAAGTCCTCCAGGTAGGCGTTCAGCCGTCTCGGCTGCAGGCAGCGTTCGACCCGCAGCCCCCAACGCTCCAGCAATGCCTGCAGGCAGTCCAGGGTCAGGTTGTCCTCGCTGGCCAGCAGGGCCGGGCGGTGTTGCAGCAGTTGCGCCAGTTCATCCGCTTCGCCGGCGTCGAGGGCGGGGCTGAGCGGCAGGTCGACGCTGAACCGGGTGCCCTTGCCCGGCTCGCTGCTCACCTCGATGCGCCCGCCCATCATCTGCACCAGCTCCCGGCTGATCGCCAGGCCCAGGCCGCTGCCGCCGTAGCGGCGGGTGGTGCTGGAGTCGGCCTGGGAGAAGGATTCGAACAGGGTCTTCTGCGCCTGGGCGGATATCCCGATGCCGCTGTCGCTGACGCTGTACAGCAGGCGCTCGCGTCCGCCCTCGTCGAAGCGCCGCTGCACGCGCACGGCGACATGGCCTTCGGCGGTGAACTTGAGGGCATTGCTGAGCAGGTTCATCAGTACCTGGCGTAACCGCGTTGGGTCGCCGTTGAGGCGGCGCGGCACGCCCCTGTCCAGGCCGAGATGCAGGCGCAGGCGTTTTTCCACGGCCTGGGCGCTGAACAGCGCCAGGGTGTCGGAGAGCAGTTCCTCAAGGTCGAAGTCGATGCGCTCCAGGTGCAGCTTGCCGGATTCGATGCGAGCGTAGTCGAGGATATCGTTGATCACCGACATCAGCGCGCTGCCGGAGCTGGCGATGGTCTCCACGTAGGCCGCCTGGCCGCGGTCCAGCGGGGTGTCGCGGAGCAGTTGCAGCATGCCCAGCAC